CAGATTGTTTAGGTTATCAGCCTCTTCCAGACGAGTAACTAATCTGGGCAAAACACATCCCTGCGATACGCATCCTCATATAGAGTGCTATAATCCCAGGAGCGCACTTTAACAGCTCGACTGGGTACCGGAAAAGGGAGTACCTGCAAAATCAGCCCAAAATCATTCGGGCGAGGGACGGTTAGAACGGCGGTTTCTCGACCGACATGCAACAGATACTTATGCCGATGAATTGAATTAATCAACTGAGCAACTGTCGCGTCAGGAGCGCAATAGTATACAGCTGAAATGGCCTCCAGAACTAGGAACCATTTCGTTGCAACACCAGGATCGAAGTTGGTCCACAACTGACCCAAAGCGGCGGCAGCGCACTCTAAAGCGGTATCCCTGCTACGTTCAGGATAGATGAAAGAAACGATAAGAAGAGACTGATCGCGGTAGGGCAGACCGAGAGGATAATTAGAATAGCCCAAGAAATGGATGTTCTCAACAAGAGATGTCACATATGACTTTGTCCTGCTCAGCGTCATACCAAACTTCTCGAGCGCGAGATCAGCAATAAGATCCAAATCATCACAGTCTCAGAAGGAAAAATGCACACGCCATCGTCGCCAAGATAAATCTCAGCGGAAGGAAAAGAGCCACAAGTCTGGTAGCACAAGTACCGGGTCACAACACAATTAATTATGCTATCAATAATATTTGTAAAACAGGACCCAGATGGTACACCACCACGTACCAGAAAACGTTCACCAGTATTAGTACGAACAGGAGTCTCAATAAAGTAATCGATGATTTTCTTCCAGCGTCTTTCCGTTCTCCAAGGGCGAACAGGCCAAATCAAACCCTCAGAATCACGTACATGAGCGAAGTCCATCAGCGGCTTTATCAAGTCAAAAGCATCGCGGATCAACCAGGGAGGGATGGACTTATCGAATTTCGACCAGTCTGTCATCATATACCTACCACCTGGGAATCGGATGGCTGCATCAGTTATGGCTGCCATACCGCCGCGAGAAATCTCACAACCATACCCAATCGGAAAGGAATGATTGTTGCCTTTGAGGAACTCTAGCAAAGG